TTTTTTTTAAAAATTTCATCTAACAGTAGATATTTATTATATTCATCGAAGTCAGGCGTTATGATAAATTTTTTGTTTAATAAATTTAATTCTATTAATTGGTCATATGAAATTTTTTGTATTTGTAATTCCGTGGGTTGACACGATAAATGAAAATTAGATGTTGAAAATCCATAAACAAAATCGCGTTCATTTTCATTTTCATCTTTTTTAAAATTTCTTAATTTGTGATGTAATTCCGCATCTTCTTGAAAATTATTAGTGCTGCCATATCCTCCAACATCAAAAAACATTTTTTTTCGATATGATTTATTGTTCGTCCCCCCACTACACGAAGCAAATTTATCCGCATATATAGTATATGAGGGAAAATTTCTGTATGCTTCCACAGAAGGATCGGCGTATTGTTTCATATGATTTGATAAACGGTTGGGTAAGAAAATATCATCATCATCCCATGGATGTATCACATCAAAATGTCCGTATGCTGCCCCCAAGTTTCTTTTTTCCCCTACCGATATCTTTTTGGTCAAATTCATAACAGTGACATTATCATAATCACATTCCAATGTGATGTTTTTATCATCATTGATGATAACCAAATGCTTGTCATCACAGTCTTGATGTAAAAATGATGCTAACAATCTCCCCAGATAAGGGAGTCTTCCATAAGTTGGACATACAACAAGTGCTTTCATAGTATATTCGTATAATCTTTATATCCATTTTCAATATCACTAAAATTTGGATATTGTTTTGTCAAAGATGAACCGTCATCTTTGGTAAGTAAAAAACAATCATGCGTATTATGCATTCCCGCTACACTAACATCAAAGCAAATAGTGTTTTCAATTTTTAACAAAATATCATACATAGTATGATTACATGCATAGCTATGCGTTGCATAGCTATGGTGCAATTTGTAGATATTTTTATCTATATGCGTTGGGCGATGTATGTGATACCCTCCAAAATAAATCATATCCCATCTCGGAATATGATTTATATTATTTTCAAATACATTTAAAATATCATCATCCAATACAACATCGTCTTCAAAAATCAAAACATTTTCAACATTATTGTTTTTACACTTTTCAATTATTTCACAATGACTGAGCATACACGCATATGCTCCGCTTTTAATATTAGGGGGTATGTTATCCAACTGTTCATGATCTATTGCTGAAAATCTCTCAACATTTATTCCAAATTTTTCAAATTGTTTGGAAGCATGTTCCCAACGATCAGGTCGTCTATCCAAATTTATACAATAGATTTTTTTGAAAAAATTATTTAAAGCATTCATTTTTCTCTTTTTTTGGATATATATTTGATATTTTTTCGTTTCAATTTGGGGATCACATTTTCAAAGAATCGAAATGCTTCTTCATCCGTATCGAATATTTGTGAGTATCTATTTACTGTTTCATTAGCATAATTTAGCAGATCTTTGTCATAGAAACTCAAGTAGCGAGTGACCATGTATGGTGAAAATTCTTCCAACAATTCATTTGTCATCTCCCCTTTCTTATCAAAAAGAATGTGATTTATTGTGTTAAACATAAGCGATTATTGATGATGTTTATATATTCCCCACTGATCTCACTGCCTACAAAATTTCTATTATTTTTTATAGCCATTTTAGCAGTAGTCCCACTTCCCATGAATGGATCGTATACCAAATCGCCTTCATTTGACCAGCTTAAAATATGATCTTCTGCTAATTTTTCGGGAAAGATTGCGGGATGTTTATATGCGATTTTATCATCAGACCCATAACCACCTCCTTGTGTATACTTCCAAATGTTACGTCGAATACCAAATTCAGGAGCAATCTTACTTTCATATTTCTCACCCATAGTTCCATCTGCTTTTCTACGTTGGCGAGTCTTACCCCAACGCTCTCTCCATTTATTTGGTCTATCACAAATAGGATTAAATGTTTTGACTTTATCTTTGGATAAGACAAACATGTATTCGAAAGCAGGGTAATATCTATTTTTCACTGGTGAGACTCCGCTCTTCTCATAAATGATAACATCATGTAATTTAAAACCAATTTCTTTGAAGTAAAGAGCTTGTCGAAAACTTGTTCCAGATTTATCACCATCTTTAGTCTGATCACCAACTACCCAAACAACAACTCCACCTTTCTTAGTGACTTTGAAAAGCCCTTTGGCTACATTTTCAAAGTCAAAGGAATAGCCATTATAAGTTCTCAAATCATCATATGGAGGACTGGTAACAGTTAAATCAATTAATTCTTCTGGCATCCTATCCATAGTATCCAGACAATTTTCATTATATATTTTATTAATTTCAAACATTACATTTAATCATTTTATCGTAGTAAATATCAGTCGCTTCTCCACCATCTGCGAACCACTTGGAAGGGAAATAAGATGTCTTATCACCAATCAAAGCTGCCCACCAAGAAAAGGTAGAGTTGCTCCCCACTACGATATCACAATTTGACATATATGCAAGATCTTTAATATCAGAATCGGAATGTAATATTTCAAATTTATAATTCGGAAATTCGTTGATTACATGATTTGGATCATCAGTGAATACTTTAATATTTTGCCCTTTGTATTTTTCAAAGAACTTTTCAAAGTATTCTGTATGACAAACATGATGAATTGTAGCATGTTTGAGATAATCCCCTCTTCTAATATGAAATGCTATATCAATTTCTGAATCAACTTCTGGCAAGTTCAATAAAGAAATAAATTCATCTTTATATTCTTCGAAATATTTCAAAGATTGAAAATACCCATTCAATGATACAGACCCTACATGGAATGGTAACTCATCATAATTAAATCTTTTTTCATGGATACCAATCACATCTCTAGTGAAACAATTACCATATTCAAAATTCTTGAAAATTGTATCCTTATACACTAAAGGATTGGTTCCTTGACCAGCAAACCAATTATAAGGGTTGACGATCAATTTCTTACCATGTTTCTTGGCATAAGCATAGCCAGCAGCTATTTGAAATAACTGATTACCCACGCCACCAATAACATTTACGTAGCAACTATTCATATATATTAAATTCTTTCAATTCTTCTAATTGTTGTTTCAATGATGCTGTCGGTATGCATCGCACATTTTGTAAATTTCTATAACATTTACCACCAATTTTTGGAGTTATCAACATTTTTAAATCAAACACATTCGATATCATATTGATTAAATTATACTTTGATACGATCTCTGGTGAATGTAAAATGCTAACACCCTCCCAAAATGCTTCGTATTCTAATAAATAATTTATTCTTTTACACAATTCTAAACATGTTACACCGTTCCAATAATGATCAACATAACCATAGACGGTTTGTTCACGCTTAGACTTACACCACTCAAGTAATGATAATTTATTATTAATTTCTTCACCGATGATAGAAGTCCTAATGATTGATAAATTAGGTGCTTCGCCTAATAATTTAGATTTACCGTAATCATCTTCACAATCAGGTAAAGATGATTCATTATAATACCCATCTTTACCACTAAACACGCAATCAGTCGTTATATGGATAACATTACACCCATTTTCCATTTTAAATTTAGATAAAATGTGAGGAAATATAGTATTAACTTTATACATATCACCTATATCAGTGTTTCGTTGTTTAATAACACCAGCAGCATTAATTATAACATCCACACTAGAAACATTCGATATCAAAAAATTTAATATATTTTCATGAGATGATGTCAAATCTAACATTTCTCTATCTACTGGTAATACCGTATAACCTTTTTGTTTGAAAAACTTGACACAATAAGTTCCCAACATTCCCGTGCTTCCAAATACTATAATTTTCATGGTTTAAAATAATTTTTAGATTTTAAATATTTTTCAAGTTCTATATATTCAAGTGAACTATCTCTCGAAGAATATTCATTTTTTGAAAATTCTACCATATTTAAATCTTTATGTGGATACATCAAATAAATATCATCAGCATATTCATAACTCATTCGTCTAATTTCTTCAGAAGAAGCCATGATTTCATGAATTTTTTCACCAGTTCTAGGTTCGGAGATTTCATATTTTAATCCAAATTTTTCTTTATAAATATTGAAAAGATCGACTACAAAAAACGATTTTAAATCTGGGATAACATTACATCCTTTATATTTTAAAGATTTCAAAATCAAATCTACAGCATCTTCAACATCCAATAAAAATCTTGTCATTTCTTCTCCATAGAGAGAAAGTGTTTTACCGTTTTTGATATATTCCCATATCAAAGGAATAATCGATCCTGTGGAATTCATTACGTTCCCATATACAGCAGTAGTTAGGTTACAATTTGATTTACCTGCAATGAAACACTCACCAGCTACATATTTCATTGCACCGTAAATTGTAGTTGCTGCTCTGCTTTTATCAGATGAGATGAAGCAAGCAGCTTTAAAATTATTTTCCTCTGCCGCAATTCTGGAGTTAATTGCACCATCGATGATGATTTTGGAAGCTTCTTCATAATTATCATTACAAGCTTCAATCTGCTTGAGAGAAGCAGCGAAAATACCAATCGTGTGATCCTTAGATTTTCTAGTTAAAAGATCTCGATTTCGTATATCTCCGACGACGAAATTAACTTTTGGATATTCTTTCTTGAGATAGTAATGCTTCGACTCATCACGAGAATAAACCGTAATTTCATTATTTTCAGATAGACGACGAATCAGATTTCTTCCAAGAAACCCTGCACCACCCGTTATAAAAATTCTTTCATTGATCATAAATCATCTGTTTTGTTCTGGAAATCTTTTTACAAATTGTTACTCCAGGATTGAAAGGTAAAGTTATGATTTCAAAATCATCTATTAAATTTTGTTTAATATGTTTCGCAGTTTTATAAACATCCTCGCATTGTCCTCTGTCAGTCATAGACCAATCCCAAGGATAGGTATCATGGAAGAAAATAAATCCATCTTCGATCACTCTATCTTTCACATTGTTAAAATCTTTCAAAGATTGTTGATGAGAATGATCAGCGTCAATAAACACGGCATCAAATTGTTCAGTAGTTAATGATTCAAAATAATCATCAGTTGTTTTTTGATGATATTCCATATTACCTTCCAAACCAAATTCAGCAGGAATCATATCCACTCCGACTGCTTTTTTGCAGTGTTTGGCAAGCGTGACAAAATTGCCTCCATGCCTCACACCAAGTTCAAGATAGTGTTCTGGACGAATCCATTTGAACAACAGATCAAAAAATTCGGTATGGTTGAATGTTTCGGCGGGAGGTGGGATGTTTCTTAAATGTAATGGTTGCATTATCTATATTCTTCTTTTACTTTCCAATCATTATGGAATATTGTCCACAATGCTCGCTCAATCATATGAGCTTCTCCAACAATAACATCCCATCCGAGAATATCAAGAATTCGTTGATAAAATTTTCTCGAATATTTCAAAATATACTCCTTTGGGATGATGTAATTAACACCTGGTGCAAATCTAAACCAAGGTGGAATCTCAGGATTTTCATACATGTCATTGAAAAAATCGTTGATATTTGAGTAATATTTTCCCACGTGTTTCCCAAAATACCAAGAGTTATTGATTTCCATATAGCTATTATCTTCTCCAATTTTATTAGCAATACCATTAATTCTATGGGGTTCGCTCGTAAAATCCTGAATCTCAGTAAATGTTATATTGTTCGAGACATTTAAAAAAAATTCTTCCGTACAATTCCCATTAGAAATCACCCGACCATTTTCATCATATCGTGGAGTTCCAGTATCTTTTTGATTCATCAGACATGCCCTACAGAACAATGTGGATTCGGGAAGATTATCATAATTTTCCAGAATAAAATGAAACATATCATAAACATTCTGCCCAATATTCTTCTGGTGCTTTACTTTATCTGATTCAGGAAACCGATGATAACGATCATAAATCAGGTAATTTTCACACCATTGGTCAACCCAAGAATCCTCTAGATTATCGGGTAGCCAATTATAATCGCTGACGACTACAAAATTTTTATGAATTTTTTTCACAAATAAATTTTCTTAAAATCTTCAACACTAATTAAATTCAGAGCTTCTACCCTGCGTCTTTCTAGAAATGAATAATCGTATGGGTCTTCATCAGGAGAAACGGGGAGTAAAACTTGGCTCCCACGACGAATGATGGCACATCCTTCATCAGTATCAACTGTGTGAATAGTTAGCCCAATTTCCTCCATACGAAGCTTTACGATAGCTTTCCAAACATCACCATGCCACGCATCAGAAGCTCGTTCTCTGCGCTGTGTAATCTCTGTAATAGGATTACAGTCATGTACTACGATAGTTCCGTTAGGAGATAACCATTTTAACGAATTTACGATATCACGGTAAGCTTGTTCAAAGATATGAAGTCCATCAACAAACACAATATCATAAAATGTTGAACAATATTCCTCAAAAAATTCATCAGATGTCATCTTATAAGTGGTATCAACATTTGGATCAACCCCATGCTTAATATTGGCTTTTACTCCCACCCAATTATATCCTGGTTGTGATGGCGTATTTACACCAATTTCTAAATAATTCCCATACCCATGCTTATCAATCAAGCTATTAATAATTTCTGTCCTTGTCATAAAAATAATCCTTTCTTCTTTAATTCTTCTTTGTTGTCTAGTATATACTGTGGAAGACCCGTTTCGTCCACCCTCCATCCACTCTTACGTCTTTCCATATAATCCTTGTGATAAACAGGATGTTGAAAATCCTGAATCTTTTTATCAGACCCCCCAAGAGCATTAAAATGCCAACCTCCATCTTCCAAGAACGTATAAATATGGTTCATCTTGCGCTGTGTGCGAAGGTGGTTCAAACATCCGTTTTTAATTCTGAAATATTCGCAAACAATCGGACCAGTAAAATAAGTCCAATCTTCATTTGTTTTAACATTGAGATATTCAATATAACAATTATTGATTTTGGGTTTATAAATTGCTCCTTGTGGCATCCAGAAATTAAATTTCAAATTGTAATTCCAAATTTCATCAATATCTGATACTACACACATTTCATAATCATGAATGTTTAAAGGTTCTAAAGCTTTCTTGATCGACTCCTTTTGATAAAATTCAATCAACCAGCAGATATGATCTCTCGTCACATTATCACTGTTGAGTGCCATCTGTAAGATTTCCTGATCACAATTTGAATCATCAAATGATTGGGGGGAATCTAGAACCTTATAGTGGATAATCTTATCGCGGAATTTCTCAAAGCGTTCCTTATTCTCTTCGTAATATAAAGGCTTATCCACACCACTAAAAGTTTTATCCGCTTCGACTAATACAAATTTATCGACATATGGATCGAGAATATTTAATCTCAATTCCAACATATCAAGTTCGTTATTAAAGCTAAAAATATCGTAAATCATTTCCAAAAATTAATATCTCTTTTTTTGTAATCTTCAAATTCTCTCACACATTCTTCATATGTAAAGAGATTACCTTCTCTATCTAAATAATTATGATCTCTGAAAATATTATAACCACAAGCCCAATAACCATTAGAGATGTTGTGCCTACCCCAATATTTTGGAGCTAATATATATTTTACGGTGTCACTCAGAAGAGTGGCGAAATATGGAAAGCTGGAATTCGATAAAATTAGATAATGTGCGTTCTTGATGATTGAGAAATCCGTTCCCACATCAAAATGCTTTACTTCAAAATCAGGAAATTGTGCGCTTGCCCTTTCAACATCATCCGTGATTACCACAAATCTAAAATTCGGGTTAATTTTTCGCATTCTATCAATCGCATCATCCCAATACTTCCCATTTAAATGGAAATGGACAACACTCGCATATTCTCCACCACGATAATTAATGATGCAAATATTTGGATCAGAATAATCATAGCAATCTTTTTCTGCTTTGACTTTCAACCATTGTCTAATTTCATCTTTACGATGGATGATACGATCTTCCGATTGAAAAATACCATCAATTTTGGTATTATCTTGGATCAGTTCCAGATTGAGATCGTCAATAGTTACATTGGAGCCATTGGGAAGATACAACCATCTTTCCTTAAAATAATGCTGGATACCATCGGGAAGAGTATCGGGTGGTCCCCCTTCTCTCCCAGAGCCACCCGTAACAGGCAATCCAAAATCCAAATCCATGAAGTCCAAACACTTGAACTTATGAGGATTCATGATCCCAAAATCATATCCCAAATCTTTGGCAACCACTCGCGTTGTCACATAACAAGCGAGTTGATTACCTAATCCTTGTCCATTATATATTTCAGTTACTATCATTTTTTTTTTCAACGTTTTTATCAATGAGTTTTTCTCCAATACGAAGATGGATACACACCCTGAGTAGGATCGATAGTTATAACTTCGTCTTCTATATTATGTTTTGCTCTATAATAATCTACCGCACTTCTAGCACCTACATGAGCATAATCATCGATAATACAAAATCCTCCTATAGATAATTTTGGGTATAGGTATTCCAATGGATCGATAGTGCTTTCATACATATCCCCATCCAATCGTAATATTGATATCTTGTCAATATTATTAATAGGTATAGTGTCTCTAAACCAACCCTCAATAAATATTACGGAGTCATCCAATTCACTAAAAAGTTCAAAATTTTTCTTAACCGACTCTAAAGAAATGGCGAGTTCTGTATGAGTATAATGTATATCCCCAGCATCTACTGGATATTTTGAAGCATCTGGAGGCGGTAATCCCGCAAAAGAATCATAAAGATATACCTTATTATTTAATTTTAATTGTTTATATAAATTAAACGCCAATATAGAACACCCGCCCTTCCACACGCCAGTTTCTACAAAATCTCCATCAACATTATCCTCCATACAGGTCAATATACATGACTCTACATTGTCTAATACCTTCGGAGAAGCGACCATGGATAATCGTTCATTTATATTATCTACACTTAATATTCTTTTTTTAATTTCTTCTATATTCATATTCTATAAATTATATTTTTCTTTACAATATTTTATCTCGTCTTCTAAATTTCCTGAATACCTGCTACTGATCTGATTCTCATGGCAACGATTAGTAACTAAACAATCTTCAATTACTGTGGGCAATCCGTAGTGCTTATCCATTCGATAATAGTATGCCACATCCATGAGCATTGTCAAGTTCTCATCAAACAATTCAATATTTTCATTTCTAAAAGATAGCACGGACGGAGAACTGATCGTGTTCACACCTTCCAACAATCTATCATTCCAAGACGGAATCATGAATCTCTCAAAATTCACACTATCTCTCGTATGATTACACCCGCAAACAGCCCATTTATTATTTTTACATTGAAATGCTTCGTCGAATTTCTCCAAACATCTACGATCAAACATGAAGTCATCTTGAAACATGATCTTGATGATTTCTCCTTCCGCTCTTTTCAGAGCATTGTTGAGATTGGCAACACCATTACCATAATTTTCCTCGTATTTGAAATATCGTAATATATAATCTTTCTCCGATTCCGCTAAACAAAAATCAAAAATATCAAAATTTTTACTATGATCAGAAATCACAATCTCCCAATCCTGAAATGTTTGGATTTGGATTGAATGGATCAGATCTTTCAAATACTGAAGACCAAATCCGTGCTGCTCCCAAACGGGAATACATATGGAAAATCTAGGTTTCACAGTGTCCAACTCCAAATATATTTTTCCAAATCTTCCCACTTAGTATTACCACATACGAAATCGGAGTGTTTCCGATTATTATCATAGTATTGGTGTTTTTCTCTCACTGTATTTTCATGAGGGAGATGCCATGCGATTGCCTCTTTATTATCAACTCTACACACACTAAATCCCGTTTTTTGAAATCTTGCCAAAATTTCATCATCTTCATACCCCCATCCTTTAAAATTTGGATTGTATCCATTACAATGAATGAATGCCTTTTTACAAAATATCACCATACCACCTTTACTTTGTGGATGTGCGACTAGAAAGTTTTCATCTTGATCATATGGAATTGGTTTCAATGTTTTAGATTTTTCCAATAGATCAACTAGTGATTGATCTATTGTGAACTTTTCAAACATTGGTTGTTTTAAATGGATAAACATCCCATTGTATGGGTAAACGATACCCACGGCTTCATATGGTGTGTGGAATTTTTCTATAGCTTCCAAAATAAATTTTGGATCAACGATTACGTCCGTATCTCCCGCAATCAGATAATCAACTTCCAGAATCTTAGACATCTCATTGAATGCCTTGGTTCTCCAATAAACATCATGATTTACCATAAAAAGACCTTTACAATCGTATTGCTTACAGAGTCTTTTGAAGTCCCCATCCAATTCCTTATCATCATTCAGAATGGCGATTTGGAGATTTTCAGAATTTTCACGATAGAATTTTACAACCATTTCTAGATTGCGAAATCGATCATCCACGTCCCTACGGAAATGAATCATCAAGCCAATATTATTCAAGTCGGATTTCATTTCAATGATTTATAGTATTTTTCAAAAATGTCAATACTTCCTGTTCTCTCGTATCTGGGACACCACCATTCCCAAATGGATAAACACCGAATTTCTCCTTGAAATAGTCCACGGAACTCCGAATATTATCATGCCATTTCTGCATGGATTCAGGAGTCTTGATGGATGAATTTTCCTCTGAACACGCTTGTTCTTCAATGTAATCCAAGGAATTGGCTAAATCTGCCCACCACCAATAAGGAGTGGAATAACCTTTCAAGGCGAGTTCGTAACTATGGGAAACATGATCAAAAGCATTACGGAATTTCTCGTCAATCAAACCAACATCTTCCAGACACTTACGGGTATAGTAACAGAATGCCCCAACACAATGTTCGTTAAATGCTAGAGATAAATCTCTATAATCCACAACCAATCGAGGGCATGGCTTACCTTTGGAAACACCGTTTTTATTGGCTGGACCGTGATATCCAAACATCATGTGTTGGATTCCACTCTTCTTTGAAGCGTTGATGTATGCTTGAAAGATGTTGGGATCTTTGATGATCATGTCATCTTCAATTAGGAAGATGTGATCACAGCCTTTATCTAGAAGGTGTTGTAATGCTTGATTCTTTGAAATAGCAACGCCAGTATTTTTTTTATGCTGTATTAGATCTACACAATTAGAATAAATCGTAGGCGTTACAGCGTAAGGCTTACCGTCATTTACTACAACATATTCATCGACATAGTTAGAGCATAGCTCTAAAGATTTCCAACATTTCCAGAAAAATTCTTCTCTATCTTTGGTGATAATACCCAACCCAATTTTTTCACTCATATTTTAAAATTCTTAATTTGATTTGTGATATTCTTGAATTCATTATCTTTTTCCGTCCATTGACTCTGATCTTTTAGCATTTGCTCCATCATCTCCAGATTTTTAGGATCGAGGATACTGTCCTGTGTTTCAATTAATTCGCCTTTTTGATCAATAAATTCTCCTATCCAAGCAATTCGATCATCAAGATTCGGGATATTTTCAATGGGAATAATTGCTGGCATATCATCAGCAATGAAGAATGGTGTGTTCTCAAGCTGATCTGAATATTGTTCATAAAGACCAGCAAAGATATCATCAATCTCCTGAATATAATTCAAATTAGTATCCCGTAATCCGTCTGCTACAACTTTGATAGTGGGATCGTATTTAATCCAAAAAATAATATCAAGATTTTTCAGAGAACGTCGAACAATATCCACAGTAATTCCGAGAACATCCTCCGATATCAAATCTTTTTCAGTGGCATGGAGAGTATATGCCAAATTATCCAAAGGACAACGATCATAGACGACATATTTCTCATCCTTATTAACTTCTAAAGTCTCTGTCATCCAATCCAAAATAAGCAATTGTGTTTCTGCTGTGGTATTGGAAGAATGTTTCAAATCTTTTTCTTTGATAATATCTCTGTATGTTTTCGACGGTGTTTTATACATTTGCCATTTTTGTAAAAATGACTTAATAAGTGTCGATTTTCCAGTATTGTGCGCCCCTGCGAATGCAATTTTCATATTAATTAATTTACCACCATATTCTCAAAAATCAAGTGATTTTCTGTTAAATAATAATACATATGTCAGTAAAAAAGACACCTCCTCGTAAGAGGAAAGAGCGGGATGTGACGGAGGAATATACCGAACACATCAAAAAGGGGTTTGATTTATCAAATTTATATTTGAAAAATAATTATCCAATGACTGATAACCAACAGAAATTTTATTATATGTCGCAACATCCGAAGAATAATATGGTATTTGTCAACGGACCAGCAGGAAGCGCAAAAACGCATTTGGCTGTATTTTCAGCCCTTGAGCTTTTGAAGAATGGGCATGTTGATAAGATCATCTACATTCGTTCTGTGGTGGAAAGTTCTTCACGTTCAATTGGATTCCTTAAAGGTGATGAGAATGAAAAATTCTTACCTTATATTATGCCAATGTTGGATAAATTAAATGAAATTTTATCTAAAACAGATATTACTCACTTGATGGAAAACGAATATATTAAAGCAATACCAGTAAATTTTGTAAGAGGTCTTACCTTCCATCGCTGTGCTGTGATAATCGATGAAGCTCAAAATATGACGAAGGGAGAGATAACAACTATCCTAACACGATTTGGTAGACATTCTCGATACTTTGTATTGGGGGATGCTGCTCAAGCAGATATCAATGATTCGGGGTTCACTTTCGTGTATGATGCATTTGATACTGATTTCTCAGTAAAAAACGATATTCAATGTGTCAAATTTGACATAAGTGATATTGTGAGATCGCAGATATTGAAGCATATCACGCAAGTACTCAAGGTGTAGTGCGCATTTATTTTAGCAATAAATACCAATCACTTTGTCCCCCAAGAAGTGCCATCAAACCATGAATGACCTTTTGGATTTTCCAAGGTTGGTTGTGGTTTTTGTGGTGTTTCTACTTTGATTGGTTGCTCAACAGCTTTCGGTGCTTCTTCTACACCGTCTACAATTTTAAAATTCTCATCCTCTTTTACTACGATTTCTACGTTCATAGTGATATTTATGAATAATTTGTGGATGTCAATACCTTATGGTCGAGTAGTTGGTGGAGGCGTAGTAGATGGTGGAGGCGTAGTAGATGGTGGAGGCGTAGTAGATGGTGGAGGCGTAGTATTATTAACAGCACCCGTTCTTCTTTGTGCTGGTTCTGTTAGGAATTTAAACGAATTGCTTTTTTTATCATGGAGGATTATAGCAATAGGAAAATTATATCTTTGAACAACTTTACTTTCACCTGTATTTGGATCAACGTCTTTTTTTCCAACTTTGACTCTCCACTGCGAATCACCATTTGGAAAACTTTTGAGCATTTTAACTTCTGAATCATCAGGCATAAGACTGTAACCATCTAAAAATTCGATAACCCTATCTTCCATTTTTCTACCAGCTTGTGAAATATTTTGTTTTGCGTCTCTGTATTTTTGAACAATAGAACCAACTTGAGAACTAGTATTTGGAGCAACTACTTTAGCAATTTCTGCCCCGAATTGACCAACTTTTCGAAGCCCTCTACCAACTTTGGAATCCTTAAACTTGTCCCAAAGTCCCTCTTCCAATAATTCTCTTTGTGATAACTTATACATCGACTGATAATTTTTTGTCTGCTACATTGTTTAATGCTACATCGATCAGGGCATCCAATTCATTTTTGATAAAATCTTTTCCGATTAAAACCTTGTGGTCATTAGTAGATCGATTACTAATAGAAAAGGGGATACTTTTAAATTTTTTACCTCCTATAACACAATCAAAAAGACACACAGGTCTTTCAATAGTATTTCCTTCTCCGATATTAATTATAATTGTGTCTTCTGTAGGTTTTTCTAATCTCATGGAATTGATGGTTGTAAATCTTACTATCTTCTCGCCTGTTTTTTTATCCTCTCCAAATTCAATATCTTCTCCATGTAAAACATTGTAAGCACCGTTACCAGTATCCAATTTAGAGGAAATAGTTCCGATACCATCAACGAAAATATCTTCGATTAGACCGAATATATTTTTCTCCACAAAGAATTGTTTGAAATTTGTCATTCATTTATCAAAATTATTAATAATCATCGGATTGTTCAAATCCAGTGTTTGCAAAATCAGCTTTAGCATCAAGGCGATGCCAAACATCGGAAACATAAGTCGAAGAAATAGTAATCGCTGAAACCATCCAATCTTCAAATTCACAATCGTTTCTCATTTCATACAAACGATCAGCATATTCAGCGAGTTTTTTCAACTCTGAAAGAAGAACTTCATTAACTTCGTGCTTCTCAACAGGACTAATTGGGTCAAATTCCATGACCATTCCTTGTGCTTCAGGTTGATCAAAATCACCTTCGTCACCGAAGTCATCATCTCCAAAGTCATCATCACCACCGAATTCATCGTCGTCACCGAAACCATCATACTCCATGGCATCACCGAAGTCATCATCCATCTCGTCATCAAATCTTTCGTTCATAACTTTACCACGGAAAGATTCCCAAATCACTTTATTTTCTTCACCTTTGAATTTCATAATATTATTTAGCTAATTGAGTTTAAATTCTGTGCTTCTTCTTTTTCATTCTGGATTCCCATGATAATTGGTAGAATTTCTTCTTCATAAAATTCTTTACCTGTCTTTCCAGACTGCTGTAACAATTCTTGAGCTTCATCATCATCCTGTAAAGCAACTTCAAGTTCCTTCAGATTTGATTTATCTGCTTCCGATACATTAGTTGTTGTTGCGTATAGCAATGCCATCACAACATGTTTAATGTAATTAATTTCTGCTATGGAAGTGAGAGGAACAGGATTAGCTTCTTCCGCTGGTGCTTCAGGTGCTGGTTGCCCTTCTTGAGGAGGTGCTTGCTCCATACCAGCATTGGGATCTTGTTCGTCTTGTTCAAGAAGACGAACATATTTTTCAATTAATTGTAATGTTTTTGATTTCATATTAATAAGTTCTTCCAGTTGCGGTTTGTTTTACTGATTGTAATCCTTTTTTAATTCTTACGGAACCTTTTCTATAAGCATCAACTGCTTGATTGGCAAGATTTTGTCTTTCTTTCACTGCTGATTTTGCTTTTTGTGCAGAAGTGCCAAACAATTTACCTGCAAGACCTTTCAAACCACCAGAAGCTTTACCTGCCAATCCTTCGACTTCTTTATCGACTTCATACGTACCTGTTGTAGCATTGATAGATTCATCCTCTTCAGCGTATTTTTTCTTTTTGAATCGTCTTTTCTTTTCATGTAAAAGCATTTTAGCTTTGAAAGCATCTTCTCTTTTTTGTTCATTAGCTGGATCATATTGTTCCAGAATTTCTAAAAATTTGCTTTTTTTAGCTTTGGAAGAATCAACCATTCTACGCTTAGTAGCTGGATCATGTTCTTCAATAAGTTTCAAAAATTTACTCATAGCATTATTTAATCAAAATAGTCATCTTATTAAGAACTTCTTGAAAATATTGCTCATTGAGAAAAGTCAGACCTTCTTTTTCCAGATATTTAGAAATTTTTCGAAATGAAGGTGTTTTTCTATTTTGAAAAACCGATTCAAATTCGGAAATTACTTCAGCGTGTCTACATTCAAGATAGCTTTCCAATTGCTCAAATGTGTAATTTTTTCCCACGATATTAATTTTGAAAATTCGGTGGATTTTAGCCAAAAGCTGATTACGGAACTTATCCTTTGTTAATGTGTTGGAGAAAAATACAAAATCACCGTTGAGATATTTTAGAAATTCTGTGAATGTCTTGATAAATTGATGGGTGTATAGCTTTTTGTTATTTCTTTTAGAGAAATCGAAAGTTGCTGTCAATCCAAGATTTTCCAACAAATAATAGAAATGTTCATTGGTTTCCTTAAACACTTCATCAATATCGATGATCTGTTTGTTTTGAAATGAAATCCTACTCACAATTCGAGAGTAACAGGATCACGTTCGATGTCAACATAATTTTTGGGAACGACTCCTAAGCGGACATTGATAATGCCGTTCATGAATCTCTTATCAAATAATACTTTACATTTAACCTGCCAATCCATTTCCGCGAATGACATATGGAATTTTGATTGACAGACTTCTATCACTTCTCTGGAAAAATGCTCAATACCGTATTTCTCAATGTCAGCAAGCAATTCTTTGGACGATCCCCAATACTTTTCAACATCGTTGTCCACATAAGAAATTCTATTGCGCGTCTTACCTTTCAATGGTTTGCGCTTTACTTTCTTGAGTAGCTTCTTCTGCCCAATGTAATATTGAGGTTTGTCGGTATTGACGACTTCTGGATGATCATTGCGAATGAGATAAACAAATCCTACGACACCTTCCGTATCGGTTGGGAAATTTTTCCATGTGCTTTGGGGTTGACTTTCTGATTTTTGCATTTATATTTAATTATAATTGATTCTGATTTATTATATTTATTGTACATTAATCTTAATCAATAGATAATGATAAGAAGATTGATTTTAATTAATTTTTTTTCTTTTGTTTCTTTCTTTAGTTATCTTTAATCATAGTTAATATCTAATCTATATCTAATAATAAGATAATTAATTATAATAATAAATTGACTATTGACAAATGAATATAGCGAGTATAATTAATGGGAGGGG